GGCGGGGCGGTCCCATATCTCGATTTCGAAGAACTCGGTATTCTCACCGACGGTCCCGTCCGACTTCTTGAATCTCTCGGAGACGGCCACCGCCGTCTTCGCTACTGACGATTGCCCTACTTGGCGGACCTCCACATCCCGTGTGAGGTTCCCCATGATTGTGATTGATTGGTATCCCATAGTTACTTGGATGGTTTGAATTTCAATGATGCGGACACGAACGATGTCTTCTTGTATTGCTCGAAGATTCCAGGTTGCATCTTTTTAAGGCGGTCGATGTCTATTCCGGTCCTTGTGAACGCCTTTGTCAAGGTGAACACGCCACCTCCGCCCTCCAACTTCTCAATGTTGTGTTCGACCATGTAGTCCATGACTCTCTTGTCAAGGTCCTTCAAGGTCTCCTCTATTGCCTTCATCTTCGCCTTGAGGTCGGCAATCTCGTTTTGGCGGTTCACATAGGTCGTAAGTTCCTCGTCGGTGAGGACGAGTCCGGCGGACGGCTCTTCGTGTTGGTCGATGTAGATGCGCCCGTTTCGCTCGGCATCGAGGAGGTCGTTCACCTCGGCCTCGGACACGGGTTCAATCAGGAACATGCCCTTGATTTTCCGGGTCTTCTTGTCGATTTGGAGACAATAGCAAGCGGCGACCGGAATCTCCGGGTTTTGCCTCTCGAAGAAGACCTTGTAGATTCCGAGTTGCCATTCGAGTGCCCGTTTGTGCAACTTGGAGGTAGATTTGAAATCCACCAAGATTGCGCCTTGTTTTGCCTCATAGACGCTATCAATGCTCGATGCGACCATTTCGTCGTCCGAGACAAGATACTCCGAGGAAACGAAGTTTAGACCATATTCCTTGCAAATGGCGATGTATTCCTCGATGAGAGGTGTCTTGAGGACGGACAATCCGTTGTCGTAGTCCTCGATTTCCTTGTGGATGGCGGTTCCCTCCTCGGCGGCTTTGTTCAAAACCTTCTCGGGGATGCCGGAGTAGTCCGCCCCGAGGCCGTGCTTTTTCATCAATCCCGTCACACCGATAAGCAACTCTCCGTCGTTGGTGATGTAGGTGTGGGAAACGGGGTCGAAAAACACATAGTCGTTATTTCGCAGTTCCATTGGATATCTCCTTTTGTCTCTTTGCGAACGCGGCCTTGAAGTCGCGGTCCTTTCCATAATACCCGCCGTATTGTTGCCACGCCCAATTCATTTGCTCTTGGGTGGTGAACGAGTTGATTTGCGTGATGATTTGTTGGAGGTTCATCTCCTCCTCGATGGTCTTCGGTGCGTCCACATCGTCCTTGTCGGTTGCGATGTGGAAGAACTTGAGGAGGAAGTATCTCTCGCCGTAGGTGAAGGCCGAGCCGAGTGACTTGTCGAATCCGTTCATTCCGGACGAGGCCCATTGGGTAGAGAGTTTTTCTCCCGACTCGGCATCAATCCATGTGAACTTCAACGCGATGGTGCAAAACATCTCGGACTTCGCCCCGTTCTTGGTTTGATAGTCTTGCCGGGCATACTCGGCTTGCAACACCTCGGTAACGAGTAGCAATCCGAGTTCGTCCATTTTCGGTCGGACGATTCCGAGAATCTTGTCGCCGGAAACATAGTCGTAGGAGTTTCCCTTCTTGTCTTTCGTTAGGCCGACGACGGCCTTTTGAAGTTCGAGTAGTTTTTGATAGATAGACATGGTTTTTTGATTAAAAAAGAACCCCGCATGGCGAGGTCTCATAACTTGCGTCATAGCGTGTATTGTCTCCTTTCGGATATTCCTTGACAATTGGGAACTTCAAATCCTTCTTCATCTTTCTAACTTCTCTCTTGTCACCGAGAAACATAAAATACCTATGCTTCCTTGCCCTCTCTACCTTTACCAAAGTTGTTTTCTCCCGCCATTCTTTGACGGATACTTGCGATATAGTGCGAGGGTGCGCTCCGGTATCGTTATATGGAAGCCAATCGACATGAGGCTTTGATAGTCCCGTATATATCCAATTGGTCGCTTGATAAATGTACCCGTGATGGCCCATACCGCCATCCGCATAGGAGATGATTACCATCGGCGTTGGGAGCATCTTTAGACAACGGGATACAAAAAAAGATAGGGCGTTCCTTGGTAGTCCGTCGTTTACGACGAGTCTGTTCAATTCAATGAACTTCCCCGTGTATCCTTCTCCGACGGCCCCCAAAATTAAGTCATTAGATGCCGGAGAACCAAAGGTGCATACCCCTTTCAAGATACCCCCCCCCCTACTTCATATAATCCAAAGGCGTAGGAAATTGGTGGAATACGGTGTGCGTAATGCTTGTATAACACCCATTCCTTCGCTTCAGAAAACGGGATTCTCCTAACATCGAAGTCTTCCTTGTGAAAATCCATGTTACAAGTAGTATCTCTTGAACTTCTTACCGTTCGGCGCGGTCACGAAGTCGGAATAGACGATGTACCCCTTCGCCTTGATGTCGGCGATTCTCGCACCGAGGCGGAAACATCCGAACTTGTCAAGGGCCTCCATCGGCGTGATGGTGTTCCCGGAGAGCATGAACTCAAGGATTCGCTCCGTTTGAGACTTGGATGTCTTGTGGTTCTCGTTAATGTTGTTCATAGGGCATGAATTTGAAGAATCGTGGCTTTAGTTCGAGTTTCGTCGCCCGGTGCGTTTCGTCCGTCCAATAGGCGATGTTGTTCTCGTTGTCGATGATGTATCCGAGGCGCTTGAAGTACGAGCGGTCGAGGACCTTTTGGCGAGGTTGCCGGATTACCCGCATGTTGGTGAGTTGCGGGAGTCCCCACTTCTTTCTCACACGGTCTTCCTCGTAACGCTTCCTTCTCGTCTCCACGGACTTCCGGTGCATCTCCTTGAACTTCTCCTCGCCGAAGAACTCGATGGCGTTGTATCCGGGCTTGAATTGTGTTTTTTGCCCGTTCTCCGGGTGTTTCTTCCCCGGATTTCGGATGAACATCTCCTTTAAGGACTTGGAGATTCTTTCCCTCCTTTGTCCTTCGATGGCCATCATGTCCTTCCTCAACCCCATATCCCTTGCGATGCGGACCAAGGTCCGTTCGCTTATGCCGAGGTGTTGGCAAAGGGTGTGGTGGATAATCGTCGCGTAGTTCTCCCGGAGATAGGATTCTTGCTCCGGGGTTAGGATAATCTTGTTCGCCGGGACCATCACTTCTCCCTCCCCGTTTTGTATCCGATGTGAAATGCTATGGCCAATGATTCCCGGAGGAAATTTGCGAAGACATCCTTGACATCGCCGTTCTTCACGGTATCGGCGAGGCGGTCCATCCTTCCAACTCCGACACCGATACCGATTGTCAAGAGGATTGCGTCGATGTTGTCCAATATCTTCTCCTTGAACGCCTTGACCTCGCATTTCATTTCGGTCTCGGTGGCCTCGGCAAATGCCCTCTTAACGAAGTCGTCCATTTCTCTCCTCCTTTTTAAGATAGATTCCACAAACGGCGACGACGGTCAATGCAACGCCGTCACAAGCCACGACTTTCTTTCTCGGCGTGTTTTCCGGCCACGCCCCTCCGAGGAAGCATATCGCGCATAGCATCACGATAGCCACCATTGAATTGAATATCTTTCTCATAACTCAAATGATTGTCCAAAGAAAACATCCCGCATCTCACGACGGGGGATGTAAGGAAAAGAAGTGTATTTACGATAGTGCTTTCAACTTCCGGAGAACCCGGATAGTTGGTTGAGGTGTAGAGATTCGAACTCTAACTATTTGAACCAAAATCAAAGGTGCTACCATTACACCACACCTCAATTATGGATGCCCGACGAACCGCCAAGGCCGGGCGCGTACTAAAACTTAACACACATGGTTTAATCTGAACTCATCCTATTGCGGTTCTCTCGCCTCACGGCGGTTTTGTTCGATTTCGGATAAACGGATTCCGGTGCTACCGTCAACCGTGACCTTTTTTAACCGACCGTCACGAATCATCATCGAGACGGTCTTCGTAGTTCTACCCAAGAGACGGGCCGCCTCGGTGCAAGACACGATGACATCGCCGGAGCATCTTACTTTTGCCATTGACAACAATTCGCTAATCCTCGCCCAATCATTGTCGGACAATTCAACCGTTACCATCTTCGGAGATTTTAATCGTGGCCACCCTCTCGTCCTTGTCAACCTTGAAGGTGTACCTTCTCCCCACCTTGTCCGAATTGATTGAATACGCGACGGCCTTGCACGACTTGATAGCATCTACGCTCGGAAACGAGAGAGTGTGTTCGCCGACACTCAACTCCTTCAACATGTCCGTCCACTTGGACTCGGACATGAGTTCATTGATTCTCTTGATATCCATAATTAATTAAATGGTTAGTGCTGGCATCCGGGAACCGCCCCCGAACCCAACATCGTCATTCCACGCCATAAGTTCCTTTGACCTCCCGCCTCGCGGAAGTGTTTGAACGAGTCCACCGGGGCAAGCCGTCCCGGTCAACTCTCCGCGTCCCTATGTGTTGGAATTTTTCCCAATTCGACACCTTGTGCCTCCTTGTGGTTTTCTTTTCGGATGGTTATCCTTCCAACCGTCTTGCTTCTTTGTTCTCTTATTCTACCATACGGCCCCCAATGTAGCGTAAAGGCCCACTCTCACCGACTATGTATCGCTGTCGTACCCGCGTAATCAAATTTGTCAAAGAAGCGAAGGTTAGTTAGTTACTTTCGCAACTTGACTTTGAAAAGCGGGAGTTAATTCTTAACTTTGCCGTCGAAAACAAGTGCCAAATGTTTTCCGAGGGGCGAGGTCCACTCCCGCTATCTTTGTCAAATCGGGTTAGTTACTTACTAATTCCGTTTGCAAAGTTAGGGGAATTTCCTAAACTTCCAAACGATTTTGAGGAAATTTCGCAAATAAATTTCTTTAAGAATGCCTCGCCCCTTTTTTTATTGGCTATAATAGGCATTGAATCGTGAATCAAGATATTCAAAATCGCATCCAAGAGGCCGTGGATTTACTTTGCGGCGGTAACAAGTCAGAGTTTTGCCGGAGAATCGGACGGCCAGCGCAGGCCATCAAGGACATCATCGGAGGCAAACAATCATATCCGGGATTCGAACTTCTATACGACATCCTATCATCGGATTTGGGAATTTCACCAAATTGGTTGATGCTCGGAGACGGGCCTATGGTGGAGACGGAGGGAGTCCGGTCCGAACCGAAATCACTTAACATGAACGAATTTGAAAGACTTGACTATCTAATCAAGGTGTTGTCCGGAGACAACGCCCGGATGTTCGCGGACAAGGCCGGGATAAGGCCCGACTCCTTGTCTCGGGTTAGGAACGGAAGGGGGAACCCCTCCTTTTACTTCGAGCGTATCTTGGATGCGTTCCCCGATGTCGAGCGGGAATGG